TGGGATCAAGGTTGGTGTAAGCCCAAGATCGTCCCTACTCGATCAGAACGTAGACCTTCAGGACAGGCTGTACGGCTACCATCGCTTGCCGAATCCAAAGGTGGCAATGCCAAACCCAGAGGGTGAATGGGTGGTCTGCAATCGCTCAGAGCTGGCGCAGATGGTTAAAAAGCATAATTTAGAGACGGTAGAACTGCCGTCATCGCCAGAACCGTATAAGGGGTAGCTATGTCACGGGGTGTTTTTCAAGTCGGTCAGGTTATGGTTTCAACCACTGAAAACCGTGGTCATGAAGCAGAATTTTGGGCGCAAGAGACTACTAGGAAGATTTTGGGGATATCAGAAGAAGCTGAGCCGCATATTCGTTTGCAAGCGGAGGCTTTCCGCAACCAAGTTTATACTCTAATATTGATGGGGATGAAGAACGCTATTGCTTCTGACCGAGTTACGATTCGTGGTTTACTTGCGTCTCAGGGGCATGAAGACATGGCAAAAATAATCAAGGAGATTTGATATGGCCATCACTTCCGCAATTCCCACTAGCTTCAAGCAGGAGCTTTTGGTCGGAACTCATAACTTTACCGCTTCAAGCGGCAACGCTTTTAAGCTTGCGCTTTACACGTCTAGTGCGACCTTGGGCGCTGCTACGACTGCATTCACGACCACAGGTCAAGCCAGTGGAACCAACTACACGTCTGGCGGCAATACGCTTACGTCGGTGACACCAACAACTTCTGGCACGACTGCGGTATGCGACTTTGCTGACCTGACATTTGGCACAGCCACTGTCACGGCGCGTGGGTGCATGATCTACAACGACACACAGTCGGATAAAGCCTGTGCAGTGATCGATTTTGGTGGTGATAAAACCAGCACGGCTGGCGATTTCACCATTGTATTTCCTAGCCCAACGGCTACCGGCGCGATTATTCGGTTGGCGTAATGGCTTATGCCACTACAAACACTAGATTTTCAACCGGGCATCGACAAGGAAGGCACCGACTACTCGGCTAAAGGCGGCTGGGTAGACGGTAACCTCGTAAGATTCAGAAAGGGTCGTGTCGAAAAGGTAGGTGGCTGGCAAAAGCTCGGCGCAAGCAACTACCTTGGCACTGGTCGTGCTCTACATGCTTGGATAAGCCTTGGCGGGGTTCGATACCTTGGTGTCGGTTCTACGTTCAAGTATTACATCGAAGAGGGCGGCACCTATTACGACATAACACCTATAAGGGCGACCACGTCTGCTGGTGATGTCACTTTCGGCGCAACCAATGGTTCTTCAACGATTACAGTCACCGACACCTCGCACGGCGCGGTAAATGGGGACTTTGTGACGTTCAGCGGAGCGGCTTCCCTTGGCGGGTTGATAACCGCAGACGTTTTGAACCAAGAATATCAAATCGACCTTGTCACCTCGGTCAACGCTTACACAATAACCGCCAAAGACACGTCTGGCGCAACGGTTACGGCCAACGCATCAGACAGTGGAAATGGCGGTTCCAGCGTGGTCGGTGCTTACCAAATCAACACTGGACTAGACACTTTTCTGAAATCGACTGGTTGGGGATTGAATACATGGGGTTTTGGCGGCTTTGGCTCTGCATCACCGATCAGCGCAATAAACCAGCTTCGCTTGTGGACGCACGACAACTACGGCGAGAACCTGATTATTAACCCTCGCGGCGCAGGCATATATCGCTGGGTTGAAAACAACGGAACTGGTGTGAGGGCGCTTGAGCTTTCTGGTGTCACTGGTGCCAACTTAGTGCCAACTGTGGCGCTTCAGGTCATCACTTCAGAGACTGACCGCCATTTGGTGGTTCTTGGCGCAGATCCGATATCAGGTAGCAGCAGGACTGGCGTAATTGACCCCATGCTGGTGGCGTTTTCCGATCAAGAAAATGAGTTGGACTTTGAGCCTACAGCCACGAATACGGCGGGTTCTTTGAGATTATCTTCTGGTTCATTCATCGTTGGGGGGATCAAGTCTCGTCAAGAAATCTTGATATTCACCGACACCAGCCTGTACAGCATGAGCTTTATCGGGCCTCCACTCACCTTTGCGATCAACTTGATTAACGAAGGTTCTGGGCTACTTTCCCCCAAGGCGGCTGTGAATGCGCCAAACGGCGTGTTTTATGCCAGCAAAACTGGCTTTTACTTCTACAGCGGCTCGGTTAAGCGCCTGCCTTGCACGGTGCAAGAGTACGTTTTTGAAGACATAGACCTAGACCAAGCGTTCAAGTGTCACATGGGCAGTAACACTGAGTTCAGCGAGATATGGTTCTTTTATCCAAGCATCGAAGACGGCACTGGCGAGATTAGCCGATACGTCATCTACAACTACGAAGAAAACCATTGGTCTGTGGGTAGCTTGGCGCGTTACGCATGGCTTGATGCAGGCATCGAGGATCTGCCTTACGCCACAGCAACCACAAGCTCTCAGCAGTGCGTGTTTGAGCACGAAACTGGCTTTGACGATTATGAAGACGCTATGACTGGCGTTTTCATCGAGAGCGCCGACTTGGATATCTCATCTGGCGATTCGTTTACCTTTGTTAAGCAAATTATTCCAGACATGAAGTTTGTCACTGAGACAGGTGTGAGCGTAGATCCTGCTATGAACATTGTGCTCAAAAGCAGAGATTATCCCGGCCAGAGCTTAACAACCGACTCCACTACTCAAGTCACGCCGACAACCACATTCAGCAATGTGCGGACTAGGGCGCGTCAGGTAGCTTTTCGGTTTGAGAGTGACGATGACAACACGGCTACTGAGCAGAAGGGATATAAGTGGAGGCTTGGTTCTACCCGAATCGACATCCAGCCTAGCGGCAGACGTGCATGAGCAGGCTGCTTCAGACCCAATTGCCCTTTTCTCAGGGCGATTCTGTCAGCTCAGACACGTTTAATCGGCTGGTTCGTATCCTAGAATTAAACCTTGGGGCGGTGGATTACACGATTTCTCCGCATTTTAATGCCACCCAGATAAGCGAGCTTCAGTTTGCAACGGGTAGTATAATCTTCAATACTACAAACCAAATACATCAAGCGTTTGACGGCACTGTGTTCAGAGACCTGTACGGCCATCAAACTTACCCAACGGGACTGGCGATCACCGCTGGCGTTGGGGCTGTAACCGTGAGTACACCGTAATGGATGCAATGCTACAGAGTCGAATTCAAAACCTGATTGGCGCTGATATGCCGATAGGCGTTGAGCAATACGCAGAGGGCGGTGAGGTTGATACTCCCGGCCCCCTTACTGGTCTTGAGACGGACTTGCTAGAAGGCGCTGTTGAAGGGCTTGATGAATCGGAAAGCATGGGGATGGGAATCCCTGACATGTCAGGCTCTGGGAACCCAAACCAAGACTTAGAAAATACGATTAACGAGCTGATGATGGCTCGTGGGGAAGCCGAAGATGAAGGCGAAATAGCGTACATCGACGGCTTGATAAATGCTGCCGAAGTTGGCACTAACGCTCCTATGGCAGACCTTGCTGTTCAGCTTTCTCAAGCTGGTCGGGGTGGCGATGTCACGTTGGCGCACCTTCGCAACGGCGAAATCGTTTTGCCGCCTGAGTCAATGGAAGATCCAGAGTTTGAGGCTGCTGTCGAAAAGCGTTTGATGGAAATAGACGTAGACCCGCAGGCGACTGTTGTTGGCGCGGGTATCGCAAGTCTCAACCCAATTACGGGGCTAGAAGAGTTCGGTTGGCTCAAAAAGACGTGGAAAAGCGTCAAGAAGGTTGCAAAGAAGGTAATCAAGCCGCTGGCATCAGTGGCCCAGTTCATACCCGGCCCTTGGCAACCGATAGCTGCGCTGGCAAATAAAGCCTTTACTGTTTATGACGTGGCTAAGGGCAGGGCAAGTCCGCTGGCATTGGCTACCGTAGCTGGCCCATTGGCGACTGGCGGGGGTCTCACCAAAAACATTGGGGATATCACCAAAGCAGGGGGCGGAAGCTTTTTAGGGGGAATCGGAAAAGGAATAACAGGAACTGCTGGAAGTTTAAGAAGCGGTATTGGTTCTTTGTTCTCGAATCCAGCTCAAGCTTTAACCAAAGATTTGCCTGACCTTCTCAAAACAGCGAACTATCGGGGCATGTCCCCAGCGGATCAAACGAAAGATGCCGTTTCTCGTTTGACTAAGCTAACCCAAGATCCAAAGGTAAAGACCTTGGTGGAAGGATTTAGAAAGTCTGGCATGAGTCCTGTTCAGCAAATTCAAGCTTTGCAGCAGGCTGGCGCTGGCGGCTCCATGCTAGGAAATATATTTGGTGGCCAGACCACTTTAGGCAACGTGTTGGGCGGAATTGGCGGGTTGGGCGGTCAACAGCCCATGCAGGCTCAACAGTATCAAGTACAGGCTGGAGACACGCTCTCTCAGATCGCTGCTGACCAAGGCATTTCGCTTGATTTGTTGATGGCTAACAACCAACATATTGCCGATCCCAACATGATTATTACGGGCCAGATGTTAAAGCTTCCCGGCGGAACCGTAACCGTTGGCGCTGGTGGCAGCGGCTTCAATCTGCCGAAAATACTGGGTGGAAGTGGTACGCCGGGACAAAGCCGTCTTGGTCTGATAGAAGACTTCCTGAAGGGCAAGACGTCTGGCCCAGTACGACAAGGCGGCGGCCTTGGCAGTTTGGGCGGTTTGTTTGGCGGAGGACAGGGCGGCGGTCTTGGGTTAGGTGATTTAGGTGCTATCGGAGCAGCAGGCTTGCTTGGCAAGCTGGCTTATGACGAAGCCAAGAACCGAAAAGGCGTAGCCTTGACCCCGCTCACTCAAGAGGGATCAACTGGCCGATACAACATCGAAGCCGAGATTGCACGGCGCACAGGCCAACCTGCACCTAATCCTGTCGAGTACGGTTTGTTGCCAGCGGGAACAATGCCCACGCTGAGTGGTGGCAGACGAGCGCCTGAAGAGGAGCCTATAGCGGCTCGTTATGGCGGTGCGATTATGTCAGCCAGATACGGCGGCTCGGTCATGCCGATGGCTTACGCCAAGGGCGGTAACGTAGCGACAGAAGACTTTGAGCGCATGAACGGCGGCATCAACGGCGAAGGCACAGAAATCAGTGATGATGTGCCTGCCATGCTGTCAGACGGCGAATTCGTCATGACGGGTCGGGCAGTAAGAGGTGCTGGCGCGTTTGATTTGGCGCAAGGCAAAGGCGGAATAATCACGCTGACACCGAATGGCAGCGAAAGCCGAGACGGTGGTACAGCACTCATGTACGAGATGATGGATTTATTCGCAGAATTTGCGGATAAGCCAAAGGAGGCGGCAGCGTGAGCATATTGACGCCGAGCCAACTGGCTAAGGTTCGTCGGTTTCAAGAAGGCGGCAGCACATCGCAGCCTTTTGTTTCAGCCGTAACCAAGACTGAACAGCGCCTTGACCCGATCACTCAGCAGCTATTGTTTGGTTTGGACGGTGAAGGCGGCTTCATACCCGGCGCTTTCCGCGCAGCAGAGCGCACTTTCTTTGACGAGCAAGGTCGCCCAATTGTCATTCCCCAAGAGATCGCAGGGTTAAGTCCTGATCAAATTAGGGCGATGGAGCTTGCTAGAGCCAATGTTGGTGTACAAAAGCCATTTATTGAAGAAGCCCAACGCCGAGGTCAACAAGGCATTACTGCACTTCAGCGCGGCTTAGAAGATCAAGCCATAGCTTCTCAGCGGGCGTTAGAAGCTCAAAGATCAGGAGCAAGATTTGCCCTCGACCAAAGAGACCGTGCGCTCATGGAGTCGCTTAGAGGTACTCAGGAGGG